CGCTCCCGATTATCCGGCCACGATGAAGAAAATCTTGCCCATAGACAGCCGTCATTGATCATGACGGTCAGAAAGGCCCGAGTCTCCCGGCTCGGGCCTTTCGCATTTCCGGGAGAACCCTATGCCAAGAAGGCCAGACGTTGCCTGCGCAGGTTGTGGCACACCAATGTGGCGAGGGACGGGCAGCCTTGCCGAAGGCGTCTCAACCTGCCGTCCATGTCGACGGGAAGGCCGCGGTTCCTCGGCGCGCTTCGCTGACCTGATTTGCAAGGTTTGCGGCAAGCAGTTTACCCACGATAAAGCCGGTTCTATCGGCGGATTTCGGCGTGCAACCTGCGGATCTGTTTGCGAATCGGCACAGAAGGCGGCCAACGCGCGCAAGCGGTACGCCGATCTGTCCGAGGATGAGCGTCGAGAGAGGCGTCTGGCGCGATGGCGACGGAAGAACGCGCTTCGGCGCGGGGCCGAGCGAAGCGGTCCGACGATCAGCATTCGCCAGTTGGGCGACCGCGACGGCTGGCGGTGTCATCTCTGCCGCAAGCCGGTGAACCCGAGACTTCGGGCGCCTCATCGGATGTCACCAACGTTCGACCATCTGGTCCCGGTATCGCTGGGCGGCAGCGACGATCCGTCGAACCTGAAGCTGGCGCATTTCACGTGCAACAGCAGCCGGGGGACGGTTCAGCTCCAGCTGTTCGGCTGACCGAGGTCGTCTCGACCGGCAACCGGCGTACCTCGCTGGAGGCCATTCGCGACAAGCTCGCCGCCGAGTTGGATACGACTGAGGGATTCCATGCCGGGCCGCTGGCACGCGAGTTGCGTGAGGTGATCCGCGAGATCGACAAGCTCCCACGTGCGGAGGTGTCCGATCTTGACCGGGTCCGTGCTCGACGTGAGGCGCAGCGTAAGGCCGCGGGTTTGTAAGGTCCCGCCCTACGCGTTCTCGGACGGTGAGGCTGCGGTCGAGTTGGCCGCGAGCGCGGGGCTACTCCTCGACGACTGGCAAGCCGACATCCTCACTGAGTCGCTCGGCATCCGAGCGGACGGCATGTGGTCGGCGTTCGAGGTCGGGGTGATCGTCCCGCGTCAGAACGGTAAGGGCGCGATCATCGAGGCCCGCGAACTGGCCGGGCTGTTCCTGTTCGGCGAGCGCCTGATCATGCATACCGCGCACGAGTTCAAGACCGCGCTGGAAGCATTCCTGCGGATCAAGTCGCTCGTCGACAACACCGACGATCTTCGCCGGAGGGTGCGGCAGATCCGCACCTCGAACGGCGAAGAAGGTATCGAGCTGATGGACGGGGCGCGGTTGCGCTTCGTCGCCCGCTCGTCCGGTTCGGGTCGCGGCTTCTCCGGTGACCTGGTCATCCTCGATGAGGCTTACGCGCTGCAACGCACCCAGCTAGCCGCGCTGTTGCCGACCATGTCGGCCCGGCCGAACCCGCAACTCTGGTACACGTCGACTCCGCCCGAGGATCCGGCCGCAGTGCTGGCCTCGCTCCGGCGACGTGGCAACGCGGGCGAGTCGCCGCGGCTGGCGTACTTCGAATATTCGGCCCCGCTCGGCTCGGACCTGGATGACCGTGCCATGTGGGCTTCCACGAACCCGGCGAAGGACATCCGGATCTCGGAGGAGTTCATCGTTGCGGAGCGTGAAGCGCTGCCGGACGAGGAGTTCGGGCGCGAGCGCTGCGGGATCTGGCCGCCGTCTGCCGACGAGCAGTGGCAGGTCATCTCCGAGGACGACTGGCGCGATGCTGGTGACCCGGAGCACAAGGCTGAGGGTGGCCGGGCGCTCGGGATCAGCATGTCGCCGGACCGGTCACGTACCTACGTGGGTTCGTTCGGTAAGCGTGCTGACGGCCTGGACGTGATGCAGCTGGTCGAGGTCGGCGCGGGTTCGAACTGGGTGGTCCCGTTCGTGAAGGGCGCCAAGGCGGATCCGTCACGGAGCGTCTGTGCGGTCGTGATCGGCGCGTCGGATCCGGCACGGTCGCTGCTGCCTGACTTTGCCGAGGCCGGTATCGAGGTCCTCACGCCGGGGACCGCAGATGTTGCCGCGGAGTGCGGTGCGATCTACGACCGGCTCACGGCGAAGAAGGTCGAGGATCGGACGCTGCGCCACCGCGACCAAGGCCCGCTCACCGCCGCGGCGGCGTCGGCCGCGAAACGCAAGGCCGGTAACGCCTGGCTGTGGGACCCGACTAACGATGCCGCGGCCTTGTTCGCGGTGACGAACGCCTCGTACGGGTTCCGGGTGTCCCCGCCGTCCACCTATAACGCGCTCAACAACATCTGGTAGGAGCGGCGATGACAACCCTGAACGCTACGGCTGACGCGATCCGGTCCGAAGCCCGCCAGCTAGACCCGCTGAAGGTCCTCGTCACCCTCATCGCGTTGGTGCCGTTCCTGCTCGGCTGGACCGCCCGGATCGTGTGGGTGCTGATCTCGCTGCTGTGGGGTGGCGCGGTGGTCGGATGGAAGACCGCCCACGGGCAGATCGAGGCCCGCTCGCAGTCGCGGGGTAGCTGATGGGCTTCGCGGAACTCGTCCTCGCGTCGAGCCGTCCGGCCGTCCGGCAGCCTGCATCGTTGGAGCAGCGCGCCGAGTGGGGCACGTCGGCGATCCCAGGACCGATGGCGACCGCCGGCACGGGTTCGTTCGCACACGTGAATCTGGGGCGGCTGGAGTCGAACTTCCAGCAGGTCGCGGTGTGGTCGGCGATCGACCTGATCGCGTCGGTGTCGTCGCAGCTTCCGCTGGACACGTACCGCAAGCAGCCGGACGGCACGAATAAGAACATCGGCAACCCGAAGCCGATCGACGACCCCGACGGCAGCGGCCAGGGCGCCCAGGACTGGATCTACCAGTACCTCGTGTCGAAGCTGGGCCGCGGCAACGCGGTCGGTAAGCAGATCATCGACCCGATGACGGGGTTCCCGTCGCAGACGATCCTCTACCACCCGGATGACGTGAAGGGCTGGCGTGACCGGGAGACCGGTCAGCCGCGGTGGAAGGTCGACAACAAGGAAGTCCCAGCGTCGGAGATCTGGCACCGCCGCTCGTATCCGATGCCTGGCTGCCTGATGGGTACGTCGCCGCTCGGCGTGCACATGACGACCGTCGGTCTGGGTGTTGCGAGCACGCGTTTCGGGTCGCAGTTCTTCTCGGACGCGGCGATCCCGTCGGCGCTGTTGCAGAACTCCGAGATCGAGATCGATCAGACGGTCGCGAACGAGGTCAAGGCCCGCTGGATGGGTGCGATCTACGGCACCCGCGAACCGGCTGTGTTCGGTAAGGGCTGGGATTACAAGCAGATCAGCTTGGCCCCCGAGGAGAGCCAGTTCCTCGACACGAACAAGTACACGCAGGCGCAGTGCTGCCGGATCTACGGCCCGAACATCGCCGAGATCCTCGGCTACGAGACCGGCGGCAGCATGACGTATCAGAACGTCGAGCAGCGGGCGATCGACTTCCTGAAGTTCACGCTCAACCGGTGGCTGCGTGATCTCGAAACCACGATGAGCCTGTGGCTGCCCCGCGGCCAGTTCGTCAAGGTCAACCGCAATGCGCTGCTCGAAACCGACCTGCTGTCGCGGTTCAAGGCCTACGGCGCAGGTATCGCCGGGCACTTCCTGGTCCCGTCCGAAGCCCGCACTTACGAGGACTTGCCGCCGCTCACCGAGGCGCAGAAAGCCGAACTGGATGCGCTGCCCGCACCCGTCATCAACCCGCTGAAGGAGTCGCCGAAATGACCACTCTCACGGCGTCGAAGTCGGAGCGGGCGAACCTGACCGGCACCGTTCGGCGCGCCTACAAGACCACGTTCGAGATCCGCGGCAAGTCCGGCTCCCAGGTCGAGATCAACGGCTACGCCTCGGCATACGAGCGCGGCTACGAGATGTGGGACATGTTCGGCTCCTACACCGAGGTGGTTCGCGAGGCGGCAGGCAAGAAGACGCTCAGCGAGAACCCCGAGGTGCAGTTGCTGCTGAACCACGGCGGCCTGTCCATGGCCTACACGAAGGCCGGCCGCCTGCGCCTGTCCGAGGACTCGACCGGCCTGAACATCGGCGCGAACGTCAACATCAGCAGGACCGACGTCCGCGACATGGTCACCGCGATGGAAGACGGCGACGTCGATGAGATGTCGTTCGCGTTCCGAGTGGTCCGCCAGCAGTGGTCCCCGGACTACGACCAGCGCGACATTCTCGAATACGACATCCACC